GGCTAAGGTCTAAGACTAAACACGAAAGTGGCTTAGAGACCAAGTCTGGGACTGAACTAGAGCATTATGTAGATGCCTATTGTAGTATGAGAGAAGAATTACGTGAATTGGTTTATGATTCTGGATTAAACTTAAATGACTAAATTATCATTGAGTAATGATTTTGAAGAACGATATGCTCAAGAACAAGCCCTAAAGAAGTTAAAGCGCAATATAGGATTATTCGGGAAGACAATGTTCCCGACTGCATTAAGTAAAGACGTCCCTCCATTTCATCGTGAAATTTATCAGCATTTGTCCGACGAGTCTAAAAAGCGTGTTATGGTAGCTGCTCCGAGAGGAACAGCTAAAAGCACGGTGACCTCCTTGATTCTACCCTTACATCGTGTCGCTTTTAAGCCGTCGGACAAAGATTTATTTATTGTTATTGTTTCAGAGAGCCAAAGTCAGAGTATTAACTTTTTATCAAGGATTAAATACCATCTAACGCATAGTAAGAACTTCAGTGATATGTTCGGCGACTATGGCCCCGCAACCGCTCGAAGATGGACAAACAATGATATTGTACTAGCAAATGGCGCTAGAATTATTGCAGTAGGGACAGGACAGCGAGTCAGGGGTTTTATCGAAGGGGACACTCGCCCTAACCTTATAATAGTAGATGATTATGAATCGGAGTTAAATGCAGCAACTGCTGAGGCACGAGCTAAAAACAGAAAATGGATTACAGAAGCTGTTATACCATCACTAAGTGATGATGGCAGGATGGTAATGATTGGCACAGTTATATCGGAAGACTGCTTTTTATACTGGGCCAAAGAAAGTCCATCCTGGAGTGTGCTGTGGTACGCTATATATGATGATGCTGGTAAGAGTATATGGGAGGAACGATTCCCAGAATCTCGAATTATGCAGATAAAAGCAGAATTTGAGAGTGTTGGTAACTTAAACGGATTTTATCAGGAGTATATGAATGAAGCACAGAGTCCCGATAATGCCCCATTTAAGCCAGAGTATATTAAGTTACATCATTATACTTATGAGCGAGAAGACGGGCAGAATTTATTGGTTAGAGTTATCGGAGGAACTAAGGAGAAAAAACCTGTTGACATCTATTGTGGTATTGACCCTGCTAGTAGTCTATCTGCTCGTAGTGACTTTTTTGTTGTTGCTACTATCGGTATTGATAGCGATGGGAATAAGTATATCGTTGACATTCTCCGTGATAAAATCGACCCTGCCATCCAGCCTGAAACTATTATCAAAATATTTAAAAAATTTAGACCAAAGAGAATGAAAATTGAAACCACAGGCTATCAGGAAGCATTGCGCTCTAATGTTCGAAAGCAAATGATAGATGAAGGTATCTATATCCCAGGGTTAGAGAAAGGTATAAAGCCACGGAATCGTAAGAGCGAACGCCTTATGAGTCTCGTAGCTCCCTTAGCTCGTGGAGAATTTCATTTTAGACCCGAAGACATTCACGCCCAGCAAGAGTTTCTATCTTATCCTAGAGGAAAGCATGATGATATATTAGATGCTATCTATTATGCGATGGATAAGATACATCCATGTAGGAAAAAAGAGTTTTCTGGAGAAATACAAAGAAAACCTAAGAAAGTTCTTGACTGGCTAACATTATAGTGGTAAATTCTCCCCAATGGCATACGTAGAAAAAGAGACAGACATCCCAGATGATATTGTCGAAGATACACAAACCTTATGGCGAACCTATAGCCAGAAACGAGAAACCTGGGCTACACACGCCAAGGAAGACGCTGAATTTAGATTAGGTAAACAATGGTCATCAGAACAAGAGAGAGTCTTACTTGAAAGAGGGCAGGCTCCCCTAGTAGTTAATCGTATACATCCAGCTGTAGAAGCGGCTAAAGCTATGTTAACAACGGGTAGACCTCAGTTTAGAGTTAGTCCTCGTGAAGATAGCGATAATAAAGTAGCTCAAGCTTTTAATGGATTATTAGAATATATGTGGTATGTGTCTGATGGGACACAGTCTTTAAGAAATACCGTTGATGATTATTATACTATGGGAATGGGCGCTATGATGGTCTATATTGACCCATTAAAAGATTATGGTAGGGGCGAGGTGTGTATTCGGGATATAGACCCAATGGATGTTTATATTGACCCCAATAGTCGAGATAGATTAGGCGATGATGCCGAGAACATAATAATTTCAAGACTCTTCACAAAAGAGCAAGCTTCTAGTATGTATCCTATGTATGATGATGCTATACTTAATGCCGAAGGCGATACTCTAGGTGACAGACCGACGACCAATAGAGTAGGTTCAGTAGGCGCAATCTTCCCTGAGGATACCGAAACAAAGACAGTTGCCACTTTTGGTAAAGAATCGGAATATATACGCGGATATGAGCGATATTATAAAGTATGGGTTAAAAGATTCCACGTTAAAAATAATGTAGATGGCTCTGAAGAAGTTTTATTAGAAGAAGATATGCCTGAATTTATGGCTAGACCTGCTGTTAGAGTAAATGGGAAAGTATTTATTGACCCAGATAAAGCTCAGGGTATCATACGCCAGATAACAGAACAATATCAAAAAGGGGCTCAAGAAGCTCAAATGCGCGATGAAGACGTTCCGCCTCCGCCACAGATTGAGCAGCTAACTTTTCAAGACCTTTACGAGCAAGAGCTAATAGAGACCGTGTCAGTCCCTGTTCAGCGGATTAAGATGTGTGTAATCATGGGTGACACTTACTTATACTCTCGAATCCTGCCTGTGGACCAATACCCTATAGTTCTATTTATGAATATACATACTAGAACACCCTACCCAGTCAGTGACGTAAGAATGGTCAAGGATATGCAAGAATACATCAATAAGACACGGTCTCTTATTATTGCTCATGCGACCACTAGTACGAATACAAAAATTTTAATACCATCTGGAAGTGTCGATATGCAGGACTTCGAAAATAGATGGGCACAGCCAGGAGTAGCAATTGAAGTTGATATGGATAATGGAAGTCCTCAGCCGATACAGCCGACTCCACTACCTAATACTTTATATCAGAATGAATTAGCAGCCAAGCAAGACATTGACCATCAGTTAGGTTTATATGAGCTTATGCAGGGTAATGCTAGTGCGGCTCCTCAGACATACAAGGCAACTGTAGCACTTGATGAATTTGGACAGAGGAAAATAAAATCAAAATTGCAGGATATTGAGACTGGACTAGTAAGGCTAGCAAAGGTAGCTATCCCACTAATGCAGCAACTATACCAAGCAGAGAAAATTGTACGTATTATTCAACCTAATAACAGTCAAACTGAATACAGTATTAATAAGAAGCTTTATGACGACCATAGTGGCGAGATTAGTATACTTAATGACATATCGAGAGGCACTTATGATGTCGTTGTTGTCACTGGGTCTACGTTACCAACTAACCGCTATGCACAACTGGAGCTATATATGGATGCTTATAAGAACGGTGTTATTGATAAGACAGAGGTCTTAAAGAAGACTGAAGTTTTTGATATGGAAGGCGTTCTTCAGAGAACTGATACTGTTGGTCAATTACAAAGCCAACTAGAGGGCACCCAGGGAGAGATTAAAAAACTTAAAGGCGATATGCAGACACGAGAACGTGAAAACTATCATCTACGGCAAAAGGCCGAAATTGAAAAATTCAAAGCAGACCTCGATAAGGTTTCAACCCAGTCTAAAGGGGCTGGCAAGCTATTCGAGCAACGCCTTGGTGATGTAATGGGACAAGTAAAATCTGATGTTCGAGAACAGAACAAACAGAAAAAACGATAACATCCTAACCCTTTGTCCCGAAGGCAGGATAAACAAAAGGAACGCATAAGATGAATATGCTAAACGAGATTACCCCTGAAACTGGTGGCATAGCCCCAGAGGACATTTCAGTAGAGCAGTCAAATGAGCTAACCCCCGAATCTGTATTTACTGCGGATTCACCGATTGGAGATTTTTTTAGAGCTAACACAGTAGATGCAGAAACTGATACGTCAGTACCTCAAGCTACTCCTGAAGCGGCCAAAGAAGTTGATAATCAAGAAGTACGTTATCAGTACTGGCAGTCTGAAGCTGATAAGGCAAAGAATGAGAATGATGTATTAAAGCAACAAATTGCAACAATGCAGCAGAATCAAGTTCCAGCCGAACCGCAACAAGCTGCACAAGAGGAATCTGTAGAAAGTTTTCCGCCTCCTCCTGATAAACCTAGAAAACCTTCTGGGTATAATAAGGAAGAAGCGTGGTCTGACCCTTCTTCGGAATCGGCTAAGTACCAAGATGGAGTAGATGATTGGCGTGACCAAATGGACGATTACAATAGGCTACACAACGAGTATAGTATGGCAGTATTGGATGAGGAAAGACAGTCACTACAAGAAGCACAACAAGGTATGATGCAAAGAGAGCAGGCAAAGATTAATTACCAAAATAATATGCAAGCAATGAATACACATTTAACGAAAGAATACGGCGCTACCCCTGAGGAAGTGTCCTCTTTTGTTGATGTGATGGACAAACCTGACGCATATAATATTGATAATCTTTTCCAACTCTATCGCATGCAAGCTGGGACGAATCAAAGTGTGAAGACTATGGTGAATGAACCAATAGTGCAAGCAGAAGCTATAACAAATCAAAATGAAAGTTTTGAACAGCTGAAGCGAGCACAGCAAGTTCCTAGTCCAATGGGTGTGTTACCTAGTAGTAACCGTCAATTGGCTGGTACACCTGAAGATAGTTTAATGGATTCTATGGTTAATGATTACAATAAACGGAATCCTTGGTCCTAATCAAGGATAAAAACAGGAGAATAAGCTAAATGGCTAATTCATATTCAGTAAGTACAGGCGCAGCACCTCAAGGTGTTAGTGTCAATGACTCACGCCGAATTTATAATTTTGGTGAAAGAGTTGCAGAACTTGCTCCTCAGCAGTCCCCGTTTTTCGTATACTTATCTAAAATCGCAAAGGTCGCAACTGATGACCCCGTATTCAAGTTCCTTGAACAACGTCATCAATGGCAACGCCGTAATTTTACGATTAAAGTAGCATCTGGAGTTTTAGCTAAAGATGCAACTGTAACAATTAAAATGGTTTGCAGTTACGATAAATATGGAGTTGAGACAGCATCAGGTAAGACAGCTGCCCCGCAGTTTTTTATTGCAGGACAAGTTTTACGTATTGGCGGAAAGGCTTTTAAAGTCACA